CTGGTATAGTACCTTCTTCTACTGGTAAAAGATGCACTTCAGCCCATAAAAAGAACCAATATTTATTATCGCCCGGTAGTCCACCTGAGGGACCAATTACTCCTGCTGCTAATTTATCTAAATCTTCCCAAGTCCAAGAACTATTATCCCAAGGTTTAGTACGCATGTCTGCATAGAAGGTTAGGTTACTAAAGGTTGAAGATTTAGTACTATTAAGAGTATAAACTATACCATTACCGTCTTGAACAGCAAGGTACTGGGTGGTACTAAGGGTTTGAGAAACATGAGCAAATAGTCTTATATTTTCAATATAGCTTGATTCCTTATTAATAGTAAGAATGTCTTCAAATTTAAATAAACTAATTCGTATTGTAGGAATACTAACTGTGGCTAGACATGATAATCTAATAGTATTAAATTCACTTTCATTAGATGGGTGACTATTAAATGTATCAGCACTCCATTCTCGTATACCTTCAGGTGGTATTCTAGAAAGTACTGATACGGCGTTTGGTGCCCCTTCAACTGACCAATTATCTAAACTCTTTATTGTACCCGGATAATGTGATTGTACTTGAGTAATTGATGGTAATGGAAGTATTTCAGTAGGTCTAATTGTCTCCCATCGATGCCAGTAAATTTGTGTTTTGGGATTAACCATTTCTTCAATATTTTGAAGATAGTTATTACTTGGACGACCAGTAATCAAGCATTGTGCTTGACCGAATCTATATGGGGTATCAATAAGAGCCAATGATTGCCCTATTGATCTGTATTGTTTTTTGATATAAGTTAATGCGTTAGCGCCATTCCACTTACGGTACATAATCTTAGTTCGTGCTTGACCTGATCGTACCTCAGTAAGAATATAGGCAAGAGCTTGTCCAATTTTAGGTTGATTTAACCTTTGATAAATATTCGCTAGAGCCTGACCTGTAGGATAACTGGGTGCAAGTGTTGCAGACATAGCTTGACCGGACTGTAATCCACCCTTAATTAGTACTTCAATAAATTCTTGTGAAATTCTAATTGAAGGATTTCCATACTGTGCTAAGTACTCAAGATATTCTTGGGTTATATTTATACTAGGGCTAAGTTTTGTTAGTATTTCAGTATATATCTGAGTAAATTGTAGGTAGGATGCTCCTTTAATAAGTACTTCAGAGTACATCTGAGATGTATGCAAAATAGGATCAGTTTTTACTAAAATCTCGACAAATTGTTGGGTTGAGCGTATACTAATTGTAGTTGAGATATTTATTTTTGCTTGTGCCTGACCTGTAGGATATCTATTATTAATACGAGTTTGTGCTTGCCCTACTTCTGGTATATTAAAATTAGCGTAAATTTTAACAACAGATTGACCAAATATGTTTATGTTTTTTTTTACTCTTGTTTGTGCTTGACCTATTTTATAGGTAGATTTTTTAATGCGTGCTTGTGCTTGACCATAAACTCTAGTGCGTCCCTTAACCCGAACCTGAGCATTTGCTGTAGAAAACCGAAATTGTCCTGACAAAGCTAATGCTTGTCCTATTCCATAACTTTTTTGTTTTATTAATGCAAATGCTTGTCCATGAGCAATAAACCGAGTCTGCTTAACAAAGCCCCCTGATTGTGCATATACCCGTGAAAATTGTCTTGTGCGTGTTTGTGCTTGACCATAAACTTTATTAGTAGCAAACACCCTAGTCAGAGCTTGCCCAAATGCGTAGGCTAGTCCACCAATCTTGGCATTAGCTTGTCCAAATACGGCAGTTTTTGCCTTAACAAGTGTTAAACTTTGTCCAAATATTTGATAAGTTTGTTTGATTAAACCTAATGATTGTCCATATACTTTATAAAAAGTCTTGATACGCGCTTGAGCGTTAGCATAACCAGCAATAATACCTGAGGGTGGGAAGGTAAAATCTACCCATGTAATTACAACACGGCTATCTGCTGCTGGGCTAACAGGAGTAAATCTTAATCGAAGATCATTATAGTCGGTTATAGAAGCAATTTCAGCAGATGTTAGACTATATTCATACTGTGTTTCTGTACCAGAGAGTGTTACCTGTGTACTAGCACGAACAGTAGTAGTCTCTATTAATTGAACAAGTAAATCTACTGCCCCACCATATCTTAAGGCTCTAAATTTAATAGTATAATTGTAAAATAGTGCGGGAACATATGTATTTAATTGGGCTTCATAGTAGTTAGTAGAGCCGCGTGGTGATATAATTTTATCTGTATCATCATATGGTTGTTCATCTACATATACATAGATATCAGTTGGATCGCCAATTAGAGAATTAGATTGTCCAAATGATTTATAGATTGCCATGCCTGAAATATTAGTCTGAGATTGTCCATGAACAAGGACAGTAGACTTAATTTTTGCCTGTGCCTGACCTATTGAACGATAAACATTACCAATATTAGCGTTGGCTTGACCGTAGACCCAATAAATTTGTTTTATTCTAGATAAAGCTTGTCCATGTACCTTATAGGTATTTTTAATTTGCGATGAAGATTGACCATAAACAAAATTTATTGTCTTAAGATGTGCTTTGGCTTGACCACTATTACGATAAGTTGTAACTGCTGTTGATATATAGGTTTGTGCTTGAGCATATCCCCATCTTAACTTACCGGCTTCGTAGTGTGCCGTAACTCTTGTAGAAGATAAGACAGTCTTATAGAGTGCTAGATAAGCAAGTTTTCCTGATAGGGTTGATCCAGCGCCTTCTCGTCCGATTTCTAGCGCAGCAGTTGTGTTTTCGATAGCCGTAGTAGCACCGATCCCGTAGGCCGTGAAGGTTCTCTCAACGCCATTCACATAGATTTTGTGGGTGTCAGCCCCGCCCGTCCCACTTCTGGTAATGACAACATGATTAAATTTACTGTTTGCTGTAACAGTCTCACTACCGTTGTAACCAATAACAGCTATACCTGTCTTGCCTATGGTATAGCGGTCGCTGTATAATGAATCAGATGCAGAACCAATGCCCGTAGAGTACCCGTTGGTCCCCTTATTTAAAATTATCTGCCACACATTTGTATCTGTATCACGCGCTACCCAGTATTCAAGAGTAAATGGCCCATTGCCAAGGTCTAGATTTTCATGATCATCTACTGTAAAGTATTGGGTAGACGCTGAGAAACCTATCGCGTTCTTGCCAAAGATTGGTCCGCTGGCCCCATAGGTAGGAGAGCCACCAACCGTTGCTGTCAATCCAGCAATCAAGTCAGTTAGATTACCAGAAGCCTCTTCAAAGGTTAGTAGGAAAACAGGATTATCTGTAAATACAGCAGTTTCATAACTATTTCTAGGCGAAATAATTTTGGTGTTTGTCTGTGCAAATCCACGGTAAGTAGTAACTTGACCAGCAATTTGTGCCTGTGCGTGAGCATAGGTTTTAATGTCAAAAGCTTTTATTGCAACTTGTGCTTGAGCGGATGATCGGTAAGTAGTAACTACTCTACTAATTTGAGCCTGTGCTTGTGCATAGCTTTGATAAGTCTGTTTAATGGTTGCTTGTGTTTGAGCATACCCACGATAAGTTGTTGCAGTACTAGTAGCTATTGATACCTGTGCTTGACCATAGCCTCGTTTAATTTTTGCGGCAGCATAGTGAGCAGCAACCCTTGTACTGTTTAGTACACTCTTATAGATTGCTACATATGCAATCTTTCCACCCGCCCTTTCAGTAGAGTTTTCTCTACCAATAATGAAAGGATCGTTGGTATCTGTTGGAGTCCATGTATAGACTTCATAATCGAGGGTGGTTGCTGAACCATCAACATATAACCTAGTCTCACCAGTAGAATCAGCACCAGCATCTCTTACCCATACATAGTGATGCCATGTGCTGTTTGTTGGTACTGTGTACCCATATGCGAAAGTGCCTGTACCAGCGTAGCCTAAGAATGCCTTATCAGTATCAGCGATACCGAAGTTGAATGTTCCTGCGCCTTTATAAAGACTTACAGCATAATTTCCCAAGTCTTCATCTCTAGCGAACCAATACTCTACAGTCCATCCTCCTGTACCAAGATCAAGTGCTGAGTTAGTACCGGGATCGGTTACTGAGAAATAGTCTGTACCAGCAGGGAAGTCAATTGCAGTCTTATTAATAATGGGACCGGGCTGGCTATATGATGGAGAGCCACTAGCAGTAGCAGTTAATCCTCCTATAATATCTGTCAAACTTCCTGATGACTCTTCCATTGGAAGTACAAATACGGGGTTATCTGCTAAAACCTCAGTCTCATACTCATTATCAGCAACTATGTTACTCGCTATTTTTGTTTGTGCTTGAGCGTATGATTTTACGGCAAATGCGTTTATTTTTGTTTGTGCTTGGCCATATCCACGATTGGGTGCCGGGGTATAGTCAACTACCATGCGTACATAGTCAAGATTAAAAGTAACCGCTGTGTTGGAGTTACTTCTTCTTCCCCTAAGCCTACATTCAAGTCGTCCAGCGGTTTTGATATCAGATTCAGATGGCACGGTTGAAAATGCCTTGCTATCCATTGTCTCTGATAGAGGCTCTGTACTGGAATCTGTTTCACTACCTACTAGCGTATTGTTGTTATAGGTAGAGACATACAAGTTGGCAATTGAATCGACGGTGCTAACATACCAACCATACTCAAATGTCACACTATTGATAGTCGAACCTACAGGTAATTCGCCATCTGTTAAGGCTGGAAATCCCCACTCAGTAGTTATTTCGTTGTTCTTAGATGGTGCAGCCGTAGCTAAGTTGGTATTATCGTCTGCATAAGCATTAGTTGGATTAGTCCAACCAGTTGTGATTGTAGTATTCCTATCTGCATACTTTGTAAAAGTACTCATTACTACATCACCACCCCTACCCAACCATTAGTAGAAATATCTACTAATGTTAAATGATTCGAAATATATATTGACACTTGCGCCTGTCCTGTTGTTTTATATGTATTTATTATCGAGACTTGTGCTGCACCAAACATTTTATAAGTCTGTTTAATATTTACTCGTGCTTGAGCAAATACACGATATACTTGTTTAATTTTTGTTTGTGCTTGACCATATTTTTTGTAATTAGTAGCTCTTGTAATCTGTGCTTGCGCCTGTGCTTTTGCGCTATCCCATGCTGTATAAACATTCCAGTTATCAATTGTAGTAAAGCCAGAACCTATAGCATTTACTTGAGTTGTAGCTAATCCAACATAACCTTTAAAGTTAATATAATTAAAAATTGGGTAATCATTATTAGTTTTAATAATTTGCCAGTCAGGTTCAGTTGTACCCTGTTTCCAAGTTTTGGCTTTAATTAAATATCTTGTAGAAGTTGGCCAATAAAGTGTTTTTAAAATCCAGATATCTCCTGCTGTATAAGTACTTTCTACATTATAGCTCCATCCATATGATCCTCCCCATATAGTTAATGTTAATTCTGCATTACTACTTAGTAATATAGAAATTTCAAAATGGTCATAAAAATTACCCGATGGATTATAAGGGGCCGAGGTACCACTATTATGGAAAGTTACCGAAATTACACCACCAGTACCACTAGTTGGAAGAGCGGAATGAGCATACTCTAAGGAAGTTTCCAAATTATTAAGTGCAACACTAGGTAATGTTGCAAAATGCGTCAAATTATAATTAGAAGCTGCAACACCCTTGCTACCATTAACACTCCAAGCATTAGTAGAATTGTAGTAGGTTCCACCTGTATCAGCAGTACCTAAACCACTTGCCACAGTTCTAGTAAATGTATCTACTACAGATGTAAATGCTCCTGATATAGCAGCATTTGCTTGTGAAAATCCTTTATTAAAACTTCCTACTATTATTTGTGTCTGTGCTTGAGCAAAACTTTGATAGACTCGCTTTATTCGTGCTTGCGCTTGGGCAGATTGATCATTTCCTACCACATAAAGATTCCAGTTATCTAGCGTAAGTGTTCTTGATCCAGCCGTCCCAGCAAACATTGCTAATAGGCCAACATGCCCTGCAAACTGTCTGTAATAGCTTGGATCAATAGCTTGTGTGGTAGTTTTTACGAGTTGCCAACCGGGTTCTGTAGTTCCTTGCTTATAAGTTTTTATCTTAAATAGTGCATCTGTAGAATTTTTTAAATAAGTAAATTTTAATAACCATGTATCTCCTGCTGTATAAGTACCTATTGTTGTTCCTAGACCAGAACCATTATAAATAGCTTGTATATAAATATTACCATCTGAATCTATCATTATATTAGGGCCGGTTATTGAATAGGGCCAAGATGTAACACTAGTAGGTGATCTATCTATTAATATATATAAATAATATACTTCATCTTGACCGGGTAATTGATTCAGATTAAATTCTATGGAGCCGCCAACCGTTGACATGGCAACAGATTTTAAAACTGCTAGACTACCTACAGTATAACTATGGGCAGTAACAACAACCGCTTTTGATCCATTAATATCCCAATCTGCCGCTGTTTCATAGACAGTATAAGTCCCGCCAGTATCAGCAGTACCCAAACCATCAGTTACACTTCTAGTAAATGTGTCTGATACAGATGTAAATGTTCCTGCTACGGCAGCACTTGCTTGTGCATATCCTCTAGGAATTGTTCCTGCTATTTGAGTTTGAGCTTGCGCCAAATTTTTATAGGTTCGTTTTATTTTTCCTTGAGATTGCGCAAATAGTTTATATGTAGTAGGACCAATAACTTTTGTTCGGGCTTGCGCGGTACTAATTTTTACTTTAGATGCAGCATAGTGAGCAGCAATTCTTGTGCTGCTGAGAACAGTTTTATATATTGCAACATATGCGATACGACCATTAGCATAGTTTGTTCCTGATTCTTGGCCAATCAATAAAGGACTAGTGGTATTATTAAGTGTAGTAGTAGTCGAAGGCTCATAACCAGTTTCTTCTACACCATTCTTATAGACTTTTGTAGAGCCTACCCCTCTGGTAGCAGATCGTGTTATGACCCAATGTAGCCACGATCCAATAGGAACAGGATCAGTAGTACTATAGGCTAATCCAATAACTCCCTGCTTACCTAACTGAATTCGATCATCGTATGGAGTCGATCCCGTAGCAGTTATGCCAAAAACATACCCATTTACACCTTTGGCAATAACTGACTCATATACAGAACCAAGATCAGCATCACGGTAATACCACATTTCAAGAGTAAATGGACCATCAGCAAGATTTAGGTCTGTATGATGAGCAACAGAAAAATAATTAGTACCTGTACCTGTGATTTGTATAGCAGTTTTACCTTGTATTGGACCAGCAACACTATAAGTTGGTGATCCATTAGCAGTTGCTATTTTGCCCCCAATAATATCTGTCAAATTACCAGATGATTCTTCCATTGGGAGTAAAAATATTGGGTTATCTGTAATTACTTCATATTCATATAAATTATCTGCTGTTATTCCACTACCACTAAGTTTAACTTGTGCTTGACCGTATCCCTGAACATTAAAACCTTTTAATTTTGCTTGTGCTTGAGCATAACTTCGAATGGCAGTAGTATAGACAGAAGCAAAATCATCAGCCGTGATGTTTGGATGAAGCCGACTTCCAAAATTAAGTAGTCGCTTATTAGCGTTTTGCGATCCATCATTAACACCTGTTACAACAGCACCAATGTATGTTGAGAGTATTTCGCTGGTAGTCGTATTCCAAATCGGGTTAGTTGTAATCGTGCCGTTCTCGTAGGTATAGAGTACTGTAGCTCCTACATTAGCACCCGATGCTCCTGTTTGGTAATATGGGGATGACGGCACAATAAATGCAGGACACCTAAGTTGTGCAGCATTTGGTGCTACTTGCATTGGGCTTGTGTGGCGAGAATCGCTTTCGCTAGGCGTGAAATTGCCGTAACCTGTAGCCCCATATTGATTCTGATGATCAGTTGTCCAAGCGGGTGCAAGAGGATCGTTGGCTATAAAGCCAAACTCACTACCGTAAAGTCCTAGGTTGTTGCAGAAAGTAATACTTGCCGAACCACTACCGAAACAAGCATCCTCTTGTTCATCGAAAGCGTAGTTACCATAGCCGCCAATTACTGTGTTATTTTCTACTAATGTTCCGGCAGAACCACGAATAAACATTGCAACATAGCTAGAGTTGGCAATAGCAACATTGTTTCTCCAAATACTGCCTGTAGGTCGATCCTCGCGGCATTGCTCATACCCAAGATAATCATCAAGCATGATGTTACCGAAGAAGCGATTCTGTTCTTCAAAGGGACCATAGGAATAGGCTCCTTGAATGTCGGCATGTACTTCATCCATGAAATTATTTTCAATGATGCAACCATTTGAGGGGTAGATAGATATACCGGCTCCACGCCGCTTCAGATATGCGTTACCATAATTAAAATAATTACGACGAGCAACATGGTTGCCGTAACCTGAAGTGTAGTTGGAGAATTGAAGGAAGTTGCTAATACAGTCCCAAAATTCATTTTCCTCAAAAGTACAGTAATCACTATCCTGCACAAGAACTAGACCAACATTGTTGTAGCCAGTTAAGCTGCCCGGTTCAAGTCCTTGATTACTGTGATGGAATAAACAACGCCGGAAAGTTAGATGATCGCAACCAAAGATATCGACATTATCTAGCCATTGGGCATCAAGGTCGCTGTTCTGAATACGCAGTCCTACAAATGTCCAGTATGAGAGATTAGCGACCCGAAGGACTGATACATTACCGGGACCGATAAGATGCGCTCCACGCTCATTCTGCGCACGAACAGTAACAGGCATCGAAGAAGTCCCGTCTAGAACGCCGGATGAGCCATCAAGATTTAGCGTCCCATATGTTCCATCTAAAAGAATCCATGTGTCGCCCGGTTGTACAACACCAGCCGTTGCAAGGCGTGAAAGCGCACATGGTTGGGCTAGGCTACCGACTGTACCAGAGCCGGTTGGGCTAATGTAGTAGGTTCGTGCATTTATATATGCTTGTGCTTGTCCATAATTTCTACGAGTAATTAAACCTATCTGTGCTTGAGCTTGACCAGACCTAACTACCCAGCTTAATGCACCAGCATCTTTACCGTCACTTGCTGCGGCTCTTCCTGTTTCTCCATACAGCAGATGGTAAGTGCTATCAAATTCTTGATCCCAGTAATTATGATCGGCAGTTGTTCCTGTAGGAACAGGGTCATATAAGTTATAGGTTGTTCCTGCTGCGGCATCAGTTCCAGCATTATCGCGGACAAGAATTGCTCCATGATTAGTATTTAGGCGAATATTAGCATAGCAATTGATAAATGAATTATGAAGGAATGAACCAGTTGCAGAGCTTCCCCAAATATAGATACCTTTAGCACAATCATAAAATATATTACGCTGGAAGAGCATATTGTAACTTACAGGAGCATGATCATTATTAATACCACAACCCTCTGTTCCAGTTACATAATTACCAATTAAAACACAACCCTCTATTGTAACATCGTGCGAATATTTACCCACATCTATACAATGCTCGGCTACTGTTAAACCACTAACCTGTGTAATTTTACAGTTGCGAATCGTAATATGGTGCGGCCCAACCGTTGTATTGGCATCATATATTTCAATTACACCCGCAGACGTAGGCCGAAAATTAGTAAATTGAAGTCCATCAATAACAAGATAAGACGTTGCTTCTTGAATCAATAATCCATAATTGTAAGTAGTATTAGTTCCTTGGAAAATTGGTATATCACCGGGGTAATTACGAATTGTAATAGGTGCTGAAACTGTACCAGATATATTGGCTATTACTATATCAGATATGCCTGTATAAGTTCCTCCACGGCAATAAAGAGTGTAACCGGGGGAAGGCGGAATGGCAATAAATTTATTAATAGATGCCCAAGGAGAATTATATGAACCATTTCCTGTAGTATCGCTACCAGTTGGACTTATATAATATGAACGATAAGCTATAGCAGTTTGTGCTTGTCCCCAAGCCATTTCATAGTTTAAAGCACCGGCATCTTTACCATCTGTAGCAGCATTTCTACCTGTTTCCCCGTACAGTAGATGATAGGTACTACTAAATTCTTGATCCCAATAATTATTATTTATTACTAAATTAGTTGGTGTTGGTGAATAAGTTCCAGAAATAATATTAGGACCGGATATAGAATTGGTTCCTGCATTATCTTGAATAGTGACAGAATCCGCATACTCCACTCTAATATTAGTAAGATTATTTATGAATGTATTATGTAAAATATCAAAATTAGTTCCACCATTTTCAGGAGTTATCCAAAGTAAAACGCCACAACCACCTGTTACTAAACTACCAGACCAGTTTAAAATAATATTTCTTTGAGCTATATTATCATGAGGGCTAGGGTTATGGTAAGCATGTACTCCCGCACCCTCCATGCTATTACCATCAATAAAGCAATCTTGAACAACAGAATTATTTACCCCATTTCCCCAATAAGCACCATGCGTTCCAGATATAGGACTCATTGATTTTTTATGTAAAGTAAGTCTTTGCCATGTTAAATGGTGTGGAAAATTAGGGCTTGTTCCTGACGAGGTTAATACTGCCGAATCTCCACCCTCCCAGTTAGTAAACTTAATATCTTGAACGGTGATATAAGCAGCAGTATCCCTAAACCATATAGCATAAACATCACCAGAAGAATTTCCATCATATACTGGGATACTATCACCCGGATATCCAGAAATCAGGATAGGTGCATTAGCTGTTCCAGTCGCATAACATGAGTGATTACCAATATCTGATCCTGTGTAGGTTCCCTCTCTTACAAATAATATATCTCCTGCGGAAGCAACTGAAAAGAATGCTGCCATTGTTCTCCAAGGAGTAGATTTAGACCCATTACCAGTACTATTACTTCCTGATGGAGCAATATAATAGACTTTACCTATTTTAGTTTGAGCCTGAGCATAGCCTCTATAAGTTGCGCCACTAATAGAAGGTAAAATAGCTTGCGCTTGCGCATAAGAGCGTATATTAAAAGCCTTTAATTTTGATTGTGCTTGTGCTGATGCTGTTCTAGTAACTTTGCTAGAGCTAGCAGAAGAGTAGTGAGCCGCAACTCTTGTACTGTCTAATACACTTTTATATATTGCTACATAGGCTATTTTCCCTGCGGCCCGTTCACTCGTATTCTCTCTACCAATAATAAATGGATTATTTGTATCTACTGCGGTATAACTTTGCGTATAGGCAGTAGACTCAGAAACACCGTCCACATATAGGGTATTTGTTCCACCAGATGTACGAGTCCATACTACATGATGCCATACGCTATTAGATAAAACATTAACACTCCCATAAGCAAATACCCCAACACCCGCATACCCGAGCATCCACTTGTCACCGTCTGTTATACCAAAGTTAAAGGTTCCTGCTCCCTTGTATAGATGTACTTCAACACCTGTAGCGTCCTCGTCACGGGCAAACCAGTATTCGACTGAAAAGTTACCTGTTCCTAGATCAAGTACTGAATTAGTGCCGGGATCAGTTATTGAGAAATAATCATTTCCAGTAGGAAAATCAATTGCTGTTTTACCACTAATAGGTCCAGTAACACCGTATGTAGGAGAACCGTAAGCAGTACCAGTAAGCAATCCAACAATATCTAAAATACTTCCTGATGATTCCTCTAGTGTTGCCAAAAATACAGGATTATCTGCTAAAACTTCAACCTCGTAAGCATTATCAGGAACAATACCAGTCCCAATTTGTGCCCGTGCTTGACCATGTTTTTGTGTGGCAGCATTTCTAGCACCAGCATCAGTACCATCAGTTGCAGCTTTCCAACCGCTGTCGCTTGGATCAAGGTAGTAGTTGGAGTCAAAACTTTGGTTCCAAAAGTTATTGTAAATATTTGTATAAGATGTATAATCACCATAGGTAGTATCTTCAAAAATATTTGTTCCAGAGTCGGCTGTTTCGCCAGCATTATCATAAATTTCAACTGCGCTATCTATAGTAGCAATTCTAGATACTTCCATATTGATATAACAATCAAGAAATGTGTTGTGATATATTTCGGCCTCATAGGAGGCCTGAAATACCCAAAATCCTCTGTTATAGCCATCAAAGATATTGTAACGAACGATATTGCCCGGTCCTCCCGGCGAATGATAGATATGGAATGCACCAGCGGCAGGGGTTTGGCTGCCTTGGCCGTAGACAGCACCGTAGAACTGGCAATATTCAACTGTGATGTACTGACACCCGCCGCCGGGATATAATTCATGTGGATTGTCTAGATTTCCGGTACCATCTGTCGCCGCATAATTTTCACGCCAGATACATTTACGAATAATATTATATTGATGTTTAACAGTATCATTATCATTCCAATTTCCCCATGCAAGAACAGCATTATCAGAAGCTTCAAAATGTTGAAAAATTAATTCTTCAATAACCCAATAACTACAACCATTACCACCTGTGGCTGGACGATTACCGTTAGAAAAGTAAACCCACCAAGTCCAAGTTTTTGATCCACCGTTTCCAGCTATTCCTCCATCGAATATGACAGTTTCACCATTATAATTTTTAATAGTAATTGGGTTTCCAGCCGTACCACTAATACCACTAACATATAACTTTTTATTACCTGTTCCAGTATAGGTGCCACCGAGAATTAATAATGTATCACCCGGTTGTGGTGGAAGGGTTAAAAACTTTTCCAGCGTAGCCCAAGGGGTTGATGTACTTGTTCCGTTGTTGTTATTATTGCCTGTTGTACTCAGATAATATGTTGTCATTTACCCTCACCCCCAAAAACCGGGTGGAAAGACAAAAAATAGCCGAAGCAAGGTTATAATTACTTGCTTCGGCTATTTTAAACATCTAAACCACTTCCTCTTGTATGAGAAACCCTATTGTATTAGAGATTTTGGTACTAAGATTTTACTTTAATACCTATTTCTAAATTTTCTATATCTTCTGCCGACCATTGTGTGTCTGTGATCGGATTATATTCATATGTATCCATAAAATATTGGTATCCTGTACCTAGATTCATATTTAATCCATCTTGTTCAGCACTATTAGAGCGTATAACGCTTGTTGCTATTCTGGTACCGGGATTATTTTTTTTAGCGTGTGTATATAGTACCATTCCATAAACTACTGGATTAGTAACAGACGGTGTACTTACTGTGTAGGTATCTTTGGCCCCAATCACATTAGATTCTACATAATCTGCATCTTGATTAGATGGTATTTCATTTACAGCATCCCAGTTGTAAGCAGCATTTATAGGCGTTAATTCTGTGGTTGATCCACCACCATTAGGTACTAGTTTATCAACTCGGCAATCACCAATAAAATCATTATTAGGCATTCCAGCAACACCAGAGTCTACGCCGTTAAAAATATAAATATCATCATAATATTTGCTAGACTCTTCTCCCCCGGCATTGTTACGAAATTGTACTGAATTTGCATAGTTATTAGAAGTCATAGAGGTAGTAACACCCTGTAAATTTATTTCTTCTGATTCATTTATTCTAACAACTACTTGTCCTAAACTATTATTATGAAATGTAACTTTCATCTCAATATAATACCAAGTATCAGTTGCTAAATAAGTATTACCAACTGCTAGTGTAACTGCCGTTGTACCATCATTTTGATCCCCAGCACGATAAACTACGAGTCTACCATCACCTGAAAAACATAATTGTACTTGAGTTGTTTCCCCATCTTTAAAATGAAAAATTGAGTGATAAGTATAATCTTCTGTAGTAGAAAGAGCTTTAACAGCGGCACCAATAATTATAGTTTCTGTATTAGAAAAAATTCTTTTAACATAAACATAGTTGTAGGGTCTAGCCCAATCCCCCCAAATTTTAAACCCATTACCATATCTACCATCGCTTATAATTTCTCCTGTAGTAGTACTAGGGGACCAGCCCATTTGTGCCCAATAGGTAGCAAGACTACTATTATAACCTATTTCACCTGTTGGAAGTCCCTCAAATCCTGTTGCATATATAAACATAAAATCACCCTATATATAATCTATAAAGGCTATCGCATTAGCATGGCCCATTACAGCAAATGCATTAATCTTTGCTTCTGCCTGTGAGAAGCCCTGCTTTGGATAAGGTACTTCTATATTAGCAAAGCTTTGTCCCAAGCCCACCAAATCTTTTCCTGTATAAATAATCGCTAGCGCTTGTGCTTGATAGCGATACCTCATAGTAGCCGATACAATTGCCTGTGCTTGAGATGTTCTAACAATATGACGAGCAATTTTGACTCTGGACATACCAGTATTTTTATACTGGGTTCTAACAATTCCTTGCGCACCAGCAAAGCCCATTCGATAGATAGTGGTTCGTGCTTGCCCAAGAGCCTGAACAGTTGTACCCATAATATAGGTTCTTGCTTGTGCAAACATAACCCTTATCCAAGGTGAAGTGCTATGAGCCATAGTAAAAGGTTTAGTACCGTATACTGTTTGGAGATAAAGTTGATTATCAATATCCATGTATATTTCACCAATAGCTAGATCATCAGGTCTAACCATTGGTGTAAATTGAATACTATTTACGGTCACTTTTGGTGCTGTAAGAATATCAGCCGTTAGAGTATTTGCAAATTCCCAATAACCTGATACCGTTGCAGAGGTATCAGCGCTTAATAATTGTGGTAACATATTAACAATATCAGATAAACCATTAACTTGAGGAATAGTGATATATACAGGGTCGCCCCCGTTTATATCGTGTGTATAGGCATGAGGGGCAATTGAAATAACGGGTATACCTGACTCACTTTCTCCCCACAACTCCCATCGTATTTGTGTTAATGGGTTTATCTTTATTGTTCCCACATTAACCTCCCGTTCTAGGATGCTTCTCAATCATCCATCTGTCATTCGGGTCAACCTGACCATACCAGTAAACTTTGTCGCCAACCTGTCTCCAAGCTGCGTTGGGTATAACATCTTTTGATGTATTTTTAAGCCCATTCTTTAAAAATCTGAATAATTGCTGATTATTAATCAAAGACCCACACCCCTGTTTCACTATTATATGATCCAGTTACTTCTGTATCTTCTTGTATAGTATCAATATCTTCTTCTACATCATCTGTTGTATATATAGTCATTTTAAATGCTCGATCACAATAAACTGTACTTTGTTCAAAATTATCATACCAATCATAACCACAATCATAAGTAAAATCCTCTTCACCTACAACAGCTTTTATAAATACACCCCAAGGTGGGTCATGCCTAGCTGTTCCTAATTGACCTAAAGCAGCCATTGGGCTTGTTGTGCAATGTATACTATACATATAACCCGCTTTTAAGTGTACTGGTGGGTCAAATTTAAACATTAAAGGTGCTATAGGTACACTAACTTTATCGCAACCAACATAAGTATTATTTGCTGCACCCACAGAATTTTGCCACATAGAGGGAGAGGGCATATCCATTCTTAATCCACATACACTAGCGGCTACTATATCGTCACTCTCTGCTATAAATAAATGATAATCATTCCATGCTCCACATGGCCCACCAAGTAAATGCGTATAATAAACAATACGAGTAACATAGGTATCTTTAGTACAATAATAAACATTTCTAGTAGAATGACTATGAAGAGATAAAAATCCACCAGAAGAGACAGGCTTAGTACTTCCCACAGTTGTTGTAAATGGACCGGGGTTATAATCTAAAACTCTTTCCATGCTCCCATCTTCTGCTCGTCTTACATATAGACCTGAACCAAAATAGGGATATTGTTTAATCGTAGGAAAAGCTTGTAAATTTAAACTAACCGTAACAGGTTTATCATGAGAATCTTGTGCTGTTTCATCATCTGATCTGCTTGTTTTAGAAACCTCGTTCTGTCTTCCTATTAATGTAAAATTAGCCAACGAGGTATTACAATAACAATCCTCATTAAGATGATAAATAGGTGTATGGGTGGGCAATTTTTTCTTGGTAGACCTATCAGCCTCTATAATAAATTGACCTAATACTGTTCGTGACATAATTACCCCACAATATAACTACAAGTTATTCGTTCCCAATCCTCTAATGCGGCAACATCTTCTGCTAACTCAAATTTATTTAAATCAGTTTCTTGTACAGAATAGTTAGGAACCTCTCCTAATCCCGGCATAGGTTGAATTATTTGTTGAATACCATTAATCCATACTCTTAGTGTTCCCGGTCGATAATTAAACAATGTTTGAAATTCTCTAGTTCCAAAAATATATGCAGGATCACCATAAGATTGACCATTAATTCCTAATGGTACTTCATCCAACTGTTCTGCCCCTGTAGGTACAGAATCAGTAGTTAGTAGCATCATAGAATATTGTGGTACTGGTGCCCCTGCGGGTGTATTAATTATACCATGCAAAGTTGGTGGTGATGGCGGACCCTCGTAGTTAACACCAATAGTAGGCGATACTATAGGATTATCTGGTGGCCATACTTGGACAAAATAATCCTCTTCACTACCTCTAGGGTAGCCAACTTGGTAGATGTTACAGCCGTAATATTTTGCAAAAGGAAAAAATGAAACATTTGTATCATGTAATGCTACAGATTGATAGTAGTTATTAGAGTTAGGAATAGGTCTTAAACTAGTTCCTTTGAATAAAAATATACCTATATCTCCACCACTAAAAGTATAATTTAATCCTGTAATTACATGCCAGCCATAAGAATTACCACCAGTATAACTACTATGGTGTGTATTTCTAGCCCCCGTTGCTAACTCATAAGTTTCTTGCCAATCAAATGATGAGTCCGTAGGTGTAGATATTACCGGGTCTGGATTATCGTAAGGTTCATCTGAAATTCCACCCGGCCCTGTTTTACCTACAGTAATTTCAAAATCACTAGAAGGTTCAGAGAAAAATCCTACCCCAGTAATTGTTACTTGTTTAGTGAAGGTGTATACATTACCGGGTCTGACAGTATAACCGGGGGAATATACATAATATAAATCCTCATTAGTAATAAATGCTAAATTATCATCTACAGTTGGTCCTAATGTGCGTGGATATCCTGTAAAATAACTAAATCCCGAGGGAGTAAAATGCCCAACTCTTGGATCAATATAAATTGTTTGAGTACCAGAACCAGAAGGATCAGTTGAGCCAAGTCCTGTACCAACTACAATAGGAGATTCGCCGGGTGCGGGTGGAATAGTTACAAGATCAAACTTCACAGCAATTTTAGTATTATCCTCGATATTAAACTGCATCTTAAATGGCTGTAAAGGATTAACTACATCTCTTACTCGTTCAATTTTGGCGTGTTGAGTTAGCGCTCTTGTTGAAGCATAACGAGCTTCTTTATTGGCAGTATTTATAGTCCGCGAAATTTTTCTTAGATCATCGGTACCCATTTAACACACTCCAACTCATAATAACGGCCCTCTGAAACACTCTGCCCTGAAGATTTAGCAATAACTTGTACTCTTTCATCAAAGTCTTTAGCCTTTAGTCTAAAAGTATCTCCATTTTTAAGCCCATAATCTGTATTTGCTAGCGTTACCATAATCCTGTATTCTGGTTTTCGTCTTCGTTTTTCTAACTCTATTCTCTGCGCTCCTGCTAGCGTAATATAATCAGTTAAATTTTTATAGTCATATGTACGGGTAACTGTTCTACCCATAATAGCCGAATTATACTTATCTTCTAATACATTATAGATTGGCTCTCCATTTACATCTCCCGCATAAGATAACAAGTGTGTTGCAACTACACTTGCGTCCCTTACAATCTGTTTTCTAACTAAAACATCATGACCTTCTTTAATAATAATATTATAATCAGTACCTATACGCGGAACCACATTAAGTTCATCTTTTGTAGTTATCTCCCAATCCATATGTAATGAATCACAAACTGTTTGTAATTGTTTAAATTGGTTTTCATTTACAAATTTAAGACTTATACCTGTTTCTTCATGAGCGCCAAACCCATCAATATAAAGAGGTTTAACAATTGTTACCTGTGTTTTAGATGAAGTTATTCTACATTTGTCACAAGTATTAACAAAATCTTCGTCGGTTGCCTCGTTGGCAGGTATTTTTTTCTTTTCAATTCTTTCTAGACATAAACTTATTGTGTATGTTCCCCAAGGAAGTCCATCTGCAAAGTAATTTTTACTATCAAATACTACAGCTTGAGGTATAACATGCCCACGGCTTGTCCCTGTTTCCATGTCTAGTACTAAACTACCATCAGTATTGCCGCCGGGTATATTTACTACAGCATCAAGTGCGTCGTATGGTCTATAACCACGGGTTATCCATATTTTTACTCGTCCATTATTTGGACCTTTCGCCATTTTTAATAGTACTCTATCACCTTTAAAGGTATATGATAATGAAGACCCTGTTTTATTTAGTTTATAGGCTGAAGCATTTGATAATTTTTCATTATAAATTTGCTTAAAATTATTTGGACTAGACATTCTAACTTTTTCGTGGTCTTCATTAATCTCTGAATATTCTGACTCCCAGTAGCCACCGAAACCATCGATACTAACAAACCCTGAATTAAGTGTTGTAATTTTAATTTCATATACAGTATTCTCTACAAGTATTCCTGAGTTAAGTGGAATTTCCCATACCTTATAGGCAGCTACTCCTACAGGTAAAGTAAGTGAATCAACTATTGTTGACCATGCACCCCAATTACTGCCATCTGGTTTAGAGCGTATTTCAATTTTAACTTGACCGGCATCAGAGCCAGCAGGAACCGTTGACCACCAGATAAATGATGTTCCTCTAAAGTGTACGATAGCCGTATCTCCTGCTTTATGAGTATAAGCATAACTGCCACCAAAAGATAGCCCATCCATTTTACCATGCCATGCATCCACACTTGTTACTACAGTAGAAGAATTTCCCGGTTTTATAATTATATGTTTAGTAAATGCTGGTAAATTTACTGTAACATTTGAAAATGTTTTACTTAATTCAGTTGAGTATTTTATCATACTATTATTTTGATCTAATAAGCCAAAACTAAATTTCCCATAACAACTAGAACAATCATTTTTATAAAATTTATCGTATAGAGATGAACCAGTAGTATAATTTAATACTACGCTTTTAAAAAAAGTACCGGGTTCAAAATATCTATAATTAGTACCGCTTTTATTAATTGTTCTAGTTTCTGTGGCATCAGGAGTATGTTGATAAGTAATTTGTCTATTATCATGCTGTATTTGTCTAAGAACATGGTTAGTTATTTTTTTTCTTTTGAATATTTCACGATAAACGCCAACCTCTACCAGAGATGCACGACAATCTCCGCGTGCATCGATAGCTGACGAAGAAAAAGTTTTGCCCGTCATTAATCCTTTTTTACTTGTCCAGCCTGTACCTATACCGCCACTATCATAATAACTATAATTTCCATATCTAAGATCAGGTGGAGTAACTAAAGCGGGGTACCCCGGAACAAAGCTGGGATTACATTGATAATTCCACCTATTAGTAGGATTTGCATCGTCCCAAATACTTCCATACCAAGCATATACATAAGGAATATCAACCATAATATGTCGTGCTTCAATAGGATTTCCTGTTCCTGCTAAGTATTGCCAAGGCTCGTAACCACTTGCAGTAGCATATACATATATTTCATTATGTGGGGAAGTAACAAGTTTGTTAGGAAAAGGTGGTCTAAACCAAGAGTACCAATCTTCAGGTTCATAATGAGAGGGATAAATATAAGCGTGTGGTTTACCGATTATACGATCAGGGGATAAAGGATTAGCCTCATCATCTCTTGAATAAAATAGTGCCCAATCATAGGTTCTATTTGAAGTTGTAGCAGGACCACCCCACCAAGGAAATAATAACGATACCTTAGCAACTTTAAATGTTTTACCTAAATCTACTATTAATGTATCTGAATTATTTGACCCCGCCCAATAATAATTAGTAGTATACCAAGTATTTTTAGGTTTATTAGCACCAAAATCATAAGAAGGATCAAGATCATCAATCGCATTGATAGCAGTTTTTTTGGAAAGACCATTAAATTTTTCTTGATCAAAAGTATCTGTTGGACCAACTTGCATAGCAGATACTAGAAAAGGTCCAGTAGCAATTGGCGCACTATTTACGGTAGCATCTATAACATTAATATTAGAGGGAGAATCATTACCCACCGCCCATGCTGTGGTAGCCGGTGCAATAGACAAGTTTTCGTATCGAAGATCATCTAATAATCTATTAATAGGATAAAAGTAAGTACGCTTGGAAGATATAATATCTTCTAAGAATTGAGCCTTACCGGGACCAGTAATTTCTAAGTTATTTGAATCTGATTCTGATACATTGTGTATAGGGCCATGATCCAAGCGTTCATTTGTAGCAGTATCCCAGCACTCCCATAATTTAGTATACAAATTTTCTATACCTATAGATTTTATCTTAGGGTCATTAGGTGGTAAAGTAAATCTAATATTACTCTTATCTTTAAATCTTTCATAGAGTATTATTTCACTAGCATCTTCTAATACTATGGGATTAGACTCATCCCCGTTTGTTATTCTAATTAAAAGTGCCATTATAGTGCCCACCTATTCTCATAATTCATTAATATAGATACATTTGTTCCTGTTACTTTAAAACCTGTATGAGTAACTGAAGGTGCTACATATAAACTATAATCTGTCCACAACATTCTATCATTAGCATTTGCTCCATTTATTGTAGCGGTTAAGGTTTCTGGTAAGATTTGCATATTTGTTACAGCACCAGAAACAGATATAAACCCTGTTTGCTCTGAATGAAATGTACCTACAAATGGTGTGTATTTATTGGCCTCTTCAGTATAGCCGGAAATTGTTACATTTGTTCCTGTAAGTGTTATTCTTACAGGGGTCCATGTACCGTCCTCTCCTATATTTCTGGTCCCCGAAAATAAAGATGATGTTGATAAGTAAGTTGTTCCTGTTCCAACAATTGAACCACTTATAGTATAAGTTGTTTCCCCTATAAAATACGGTCGGCAGTTAAAATCTACATCATACTCTAAAGTCCTAGAAGAAGTACTCGTTTCTTTTTGTCTTCTTACTGTTACTGGAACCGCTGTTAAGTGCCTGTCTGTATAACCAACATAGAGATTGGACGGACTGTTAATTCTACTCATTAGAAAGTCTGCTGCTCTCGCTATCTCAGTTTTACAAGTTAATAAATCTTGTTCCCATACCTTTAATCGAAGTGATACAATCTTGTTATGAATTCCAGCATACTGCTGCACACTACCGTTTAACGAATAGGGAACAGGGCTATTTACTGTGCCAAAATTAAAATCAGTTGATTCTTCCTGTACATAACCGGGTAACTGATACCCATTAAATATTACTTTATATGACGGGGTTGGTCCTAAAGGCATATCAATTACCCTCCCTAACTCGCTATTTCTTTCTTAATGTAGTAAGCAATCTTTGCTGCTAATTGATCAAACTGTGCGGGTGTTAATACTTGACCATTGATATTTAAGTTGATGTTAATAGGACCATTTGGACCACCTAGACTTACTCCTAGAGCATTTGTAGGTAGGCTAGCCAATAAAGCAAACCCACCACCACTAACCCTAATACGGGAGATTTGATCAACCTTCATCTGCTGTTCAAGTCGCTTTCTTTCTATGTCCGCTAATTCTTCTAGTGCCTTGCGTAGTAGATCATCTTTTACTCCACGCACTTCAAGAATTCTTTGTGTTCCTTTTAGTAATTCTACGATATCATTACTCGCTTCTGCTCTTGCTCCCGGTATTTTAGCCTGTAATGCTTTGGCTCTCTTAATGGCTTCAGCAATTAAAGCACTTCTATTAGCAGCGTTAGCGATTTCTTCCGGTAGATCAAGTGTCGATACATCTTTACCGTTACGACGAGTACCACCACCACCACTACTACCAGTACCACTACCAGTACCAGAACCGCTGCGTAGTATACTTGATGTAGTATTACTCCAAGATGTAATTTCACTTTGGACAGAGTTTACAGTACTAAGCATAGCTTGGATACCGGATGCTAGATTGGCCATAAATGGTCCTATACCGGGTAGTCGGCTTGCTGCGTTTAATCCCCTTAATAATTTTTCAAGTTGGGCTTTAAAACCTGATAAAGATAGACCAACAGGGATTTTTAGTTCAACTCGTATTTTAGAAATTTTTTCTAATAATCCCGGTAATAATGATATTTGATCTAAATATTTTACCCATTGTTGTTTACTTAAATTGGCCGCGTCGCCTAAAGCAAATAACCTATCTATTAAACCATCCATAGATAGACTTGCTGCATCTTCTAGGCCCGGTATTGTGGATAGTGGTTCAGCTAAATCTCCTGCAATTGCTTGAGCAAAGTTTGCGAATGATATCCCTGCTGATTGTGCCGTTACATCAAGCTGATCTAATGCTGCCTTTAGTTTATTAATTGTTTCTTCGGCTCCCGCCATACCCTCTAGTTGCTGTCTAAGATAGGTGGCCTCTTGTGGGTTATCCTTAAATTCTCCACCCTGTACTCTATTCTGTAATTCTCCTGATCTTTTAGCAATATTAGCCATAAAATCAGTTTTTATTTTATCAAGAGTTTCCTGCATGGTTTCTAATTCTGCACTAGCTACTAGTATAGACCTATTCCACCCGTCAAATGCCAGCATACCCTCTAATCCTGCGGCCTTTGCTAAATTAGCCAAGAATTTAAGTCTGTATTCTGTATCTTCCCATCTAATACCCTCACCTAGAGATTCATTTATATCCTTGGCCATTTGTTCAAATCTAGCGGAAAATTCCTTAGTGTCTATATCAGGATTAAACCATAAATCTTGTATAAGTCTAGACCATTCGCCAAGCATTGCTTGTCCCTTAGGTACAGCATCCCCACCAAAACCAACTGAACCTAAATCTCGTCCCATAACATCTTTATTAGACTCTAATTGCGGGGCATACTGCTTCATTAAATCCAAAATTTTTCTCGCTCTTGCCTCATCTTCAGGCTTAATTAAACCTGTTACTGATTTAGCAGATAAGGCTGCTTTAACCCATTCAATTTGAAATAGTACATGGTATAACTGAGAACCAGCGGCAGCCGCTTCTAATATAGACATTTCCATATTAGCAAAAACATCTTCATCTATTGTACCTTTAATATCTTGTAAAGCCCTATCAATAAGAAGTAAACTTTCTGCATTAATTGGAATATTATATTGGAGTCGTCCTTCTGAAGTAAATAATTTTGTAATATCTTTTAATTTTGTAAGGTCTTCAAAATAACTTTGCCCTAATGGTACTTTTCCTGCTCCCCCTGTAAACTCAGCAATCATTCCACCACTTGATGCTAATCCACCTAGACCTTTAGCCGCTAATGGCATGTCCGGTGCTGGTCCACTAATTCCTAAGAAACTTGAAACAAGCTGACTATATAATTGCTGTAAACTATTAGGGTCTAATTTACCAGATTTTATTAAAACCTGAGTAAATTTATTTCCTAATAATCCTGAGTTATCGATAATTTGTCGTTGAGTGTCATCTAATATTTTAGTAGCATCAGCCATTGCTAAAATATTTTGTGTATAAGAATTTTGAGCATCTTGTAATCTTATTAATTCATCTGATGTTAATTTATGTTTACCGTTAAGTTCCTCTATAGTTTTTCCTAACTCTTCATTATCTTTTTGAGCTTTACCGTAAGCATCACTTGCTTCACCGTACTGTTTAATAAGAGTTATTAAGGCTTGCTGTGTTTCTTCTGAACGCATCTTTTCTTTATTGTCGTTACCCGTTGTTTGAGTTAAAGCAAATCCTCCAAGCATTGCTGCAATTCCTGCAATTTGAGTAATGAAATAAGGTGAAGGAACCATTGCTAATCCCATACCACCAGCAAATAAGCCTGACCCAAGGGCACCGGCCATATCACCTGTTGTAGCGCCCCCTAGAAGCCCCCCTGCTATTCCTGCTACACCCGCTGCAAGTAGTGCGCCTTTCGCCGCTTTACCCCAAGCAACTATTCTAGATATATAGGAACTTGTAGCATTGGTAGCATTTTTTAGATTTTGCGCGTATCCAAGGGCTCCATAAGAAGTTGTTCTTATAGCATTATTAAAGCCTCGTTGAGCATCGGTTGCTCTTAAGGTTTCATTAACCGTATTGCGCATTGCTTTATAGCCACCAGAGAAAGCAAAGGCCAAGTCTCCAAACGATGTACCTACAAATTTGATACCCGCTAGTGCCGCTCTAGCAGCTAAAGCTACAACAGCAAACTTAATAAATAGTGTTACCAAACTAGAAAACTGTGATGTTATATCTGTTAAAACTCTAAGGAATTGGATACCACTTTCCGCTAACTGTCTGAAATCTGCTCCAAACGAACCGAATAGATTTTTTTGAATAGAGTTTTGAAGTTGTGTCCATTTAGCCTGTAGTGTACCTAGAATTTTTTCGTTGGCAAGTAAAGCTTCATTAGTTGCTCCAACACTTTTTAGTGCTGTTTCATTAACAGAATCGATATTACCTAGTAAAGCAGCAGCATCCGGTAGCCTTCTAGGCCCACCAGAAATGGCTCTTAGCAACGCCTTAACATCGCTTTCTGCTATGATGCCCTTTCGTATCTTATCCGCAATCTCACTATAAATTTCTATAATATTTCTTAGATTACCACCAGCATCTTTAAGTGCTATATCATATTTTTCTAGGGCTTTAAGTGCGGCAGGATTATCAAGAGAACCTACTAAGTTTTTAAATGCTGTAGCAACTTCAGCAGGAGACTTCGCTGTTACCTGTGATAGCACCTGAACAGTTGCTATCATTTCATCAACGCTTAACCCTGCTTGTTTTCCTGCTTCTGCCATTACGGCTAGACCTTGTGTAATATCCGCAATTGCTCCCGCCTGCCCACCAGCAACAGCCGTAATTTTATTTAAGATACCTATTACATCTTCTGCTTCAATACCTAACTGCTTCATTGAAGATACTAATATATCTGTGGCTTGAGTAGCATCCTGACCTGTTAGGTTTGTATAGATTCCTACAGCGTTTGCTAACTCCATCATCTTATCTTTCCATTCGTCAGTTGTTTGCCCTGCTTGTCGAGTACCTAGAGCAATATCATCTGCTACTGTTAACATTTCTTTTAAAGGGGTAGCGGTCGCTGTAGCAATTTGAGCAAACTCACCAAAATAGTTTCGTGCTTGTTCTGTTGTTAGTTGTGCAGTAATACCAAATCTTTGAAGAAGGGTGTCAAACTCTTTAATAATATTTAATCCTTCCATAGTTAGCCGAAGGGTTGAGAAGACTATTGTAGTAGCAATAGTCCATTCAACAACCTTCTGGAAGTCTCGTATAGTTTGAGAGGTAAACTGCTTTAAGCCTCTTAACTGCCCACCAAATCTAGTTACCACATTACCGCTCTTGTCTAATTCAGCGGAGAATTCTTTTACCCTACCTTTGGCGTCAGTAAATTCACCACTAACTCTAGTAACACCACGAACAAGATCATCAACTACACGGAAATTAGAACCGTACATGGTATTTAAAATACCTGCTGTATCTTGACCCATACCAAAACCAGACTTACCTAGTAATCTAAGTAATTGACCCTTTTTATCTGCTGCCATCATTTGCTGAAAATCCTGTGGTACAGGAGGTAGTGCTAATCTAGCAGCCGCTCTTGCCTGTCTTGCTGTTTCAATACCTGATAGCCCACCTGTCCCAACACCCTTTAAAGCTTCGGCTTGTTGAGTTAATTCACTTGTTATTTGTCTTCGTTGTTGTCTTAACTGTGTTATAATATTAGCGTATTGCCGCATAGTATTTTGAAGAGTTGTAACATATTGCGGAGAAAGAAACTGTCCTGTTTCTGGATCACGGTATCGAACAGTACCATTAACAACAGTTCTTTGAATACGCCCATATATATTTGATAACCCATTTAACATTTGAGTCATATTTTGAATTTGGCCTGTATTTGCCGCCGTTACATTTCGTGGATCGGCTGGCCCTAGTGCTTTAGCCTGATTAACTAGATTGCGGATTGTTGGAAGGGCTGCAACAGCTTGTTGCTTATAGCCATCTACTGCCCTATTGGCAGATTCCCATGCATCAACATTACCACGAATGATTTCTTTTTGATCCAACATGACTCTATTTACTTCAGTCATATTAGAGAATGGCCCTCTATCTTCCATTTTTGTTAGAGTATCTTCTAAACCCCTATCTCCGGCAGCAAAATTTTGAATTGATTGTCCAGAAGCTCTCCATTGTTTCCATAAATTTTGTTGTGCAGTAGTAAATCGTTGAACTTTTTCTGTCCATTGAACAGTTGTAGCGGCCATTGTACGAAAGGTTCTGTTAACATTATCAACTTGTGTTTGTACTTTACCTAATTGGACAGGAGTATTCTTACCAATATTAAAAAATTCTTTGGCAATTTTTTCTGAATCTCTGCCAACAGCATTTCCAAAGGCTCGCGTTTCCTGTCCCAATTGGGCATAGAAAGCACGCAGCGATGCAGCATCACCAATAAACCTTACTCGTACATCTGCCACGGCTTATTCCACTTCCTCACTATTAAATGGTATAAATTGTTTATTAGATTTAGATTTATCTACTTCAAATACCTCATCAAAGAATTCGTCAAGTTTAGATTGTTTATCCCATAGATCACGGGGAGGTCGTTTATCCTTAGGTAACTCGTTAAATGAATCTATCTTCATTCTATGTAGAATTGCAAAACTTACAATAGCGGGCAACTCTTCTGTAGAAGTTGGTAGTCCCTCTACAACAGGCATCCCTGTAGCTTTGGCTAACGCTAAAGCTGTGCCGAAGGCGTTACCCTCCGCTAGTTTTTTAGTTCATCACTATTCGTATTATTTTCTAAGGCTGTATATGCCTGAATTAACTGCTCGCGTACAACTGATGAAGCCTCTTTAAATTCCTCCAAACTAGAAAAACCCCTCTCTTTACAATCAGAATCGACATACACAGAACGCCAAACTTTCTCGTCATTTAATCTAGAAACAAAAGCGGCTAAGGGAAGTACATTTGAAACTTCATATTTAGCCATCGCTCTTAGAGCGTCTAACTCCATGTCCTTTAATTCTGCTTCTAATTCATTTGACTTTGTTTCTATATATTTATCAATTTCTTTTCTATATTTATCTTCTAAGGTCTTAGTTTTCTTATCGAGTTTTTCCTGCTCTTCCAATGTAGGGGCATCGGGATCAACCGCTACTTCCTCAATTTCTGGAAGGTCCGGCCTAACAACAACCGAATAAGCTTCTGCTGTCCAGTTAGCACTTCTTGCGGCCCTTATTATTTCCTTACATTGATCTACATCGGCTTCAATTAAAGGCTGAACCTGATCTTTATACTCAATAGAATCCGGTGTTCTTAAAAGTTCTCTTGTCTTTGCTGAGTCTATTCGTGCTAATTTAAATGCTTCTTGCATATCAAAATCGCCTAAAAGTCTAACCCAAACTATAACAGGATTTCCATCCTCGTCCAGTAAAGGCTTATTGCTTTCGTTCCTTAACTCTACCCTCTTCTTCCAACGAAGAAGATTTGCTAACTTGCCCATTACCATTCCTCCAAAATAAAATAACGGGGACTAGGCCCGCAAATTGCGAGCCTAATCCCCTTTAGATTCATAGATTTAATTCTACAAATACCCTGATATTGTATTACCAGTCTAATCTCACCAAGGACCAGCACCAGAAACGATGAACAGTTCTCCGGTCTTTGATTCCCATGAGAATGTTTCATTCATTGACTGGTTAACTGTTGATTCATCATTTTCTTGTGTGACTGTAATTGATGGTACATAATATGTTTTGACAACTCTCGCTGGATTTGCTGGGTCTTTCAATTGAATCTTAAGTGATAGAGGCACTTGGTACTCTAGATCGGCTTCTACGGCTGATATAGACTGTCCTGTAAGGATTGAAAGAAGATCGTTGTCTGTCTTTAATACTGAGATATCACCTGTAACACTTGGAATACCAATTTCTGTTCCAACAGGCTTTCCTAGCCCACCCATTTCTAGAATCTGTTCTGATTCGAATGCTGCTCTAACGGTAGCACTCTGGACTCTTGGGATGCTGTTAACTGAAATTGTTACCGGAACATACTTACCCTGAACGGCTGCTGGTGCAACATCGTCAAGAGGCTGGAATGTTTTTGCTGTAGTTGAGCAATATGTAAACCAATATGTATCATTATTTGATGCACTTGTTACTAATGAAATACCTGTGCCTGTGATATTATAGTCTACTCTTTCATCAAGAAAAGTCTGTGAACCATTAGCATTAATTCGGCTGGCATTAATTAGATAACCAGATGTTCTTGGTAGCCATGTTGGTGTCTCTGATAGTGAGAAAGCCCATTGATAACCTGATGCTGTGAATGTATCATAGTAAACAGGCTGTCTGAATTCTTTCTTTGAGTTTGCTGTAACTGTATATGTTACTGAAGAATTATCTCGCACACCGAATGAAGCATCCAGTCCTGTAACAATTCCTCTCTTAACATAAATTGCGTTAACAATCTGCTGTGTTGAGGCATCTCTAATCTGCCCGACAACATCAACATTCTTAATATCTGTGATTGAAGCACCAGATACAGGGAATGTTCCCGGTGTGTATCCTGTCATATAGGCATCAATATTTGTGCTTACATCAAATGCTTCAAGTGTAACTGTAACCTCAGGAATTTCTGTAGTTGTTCCTACATGGAGCTTTCGTCCAATTTCGTCAATTGGAGTAGTCGGTAAGGACATAGGCCAATCAAATCTCTGAACTCTAGCAGCAGCGAACATTCCTTTAGGTGCTACGATTTGCGGCTGCAAATCTCTTGAGTGAACCCTTGCTCTTCGTGCCATCTAAATCAAATCCTCCTTAAATATTCTCTCAATAATATCACCTTTACCTTTATCTAACTTACTGCCCTGCTGTGTGTGTCAGTAGTTTAGAAATAATGGGCTTCATAGTTACCTCTAACTATAGCCCGCCACCTATTAACCTTCTCAATTTCTAAATCCGGGGGCACAACATCTGCGAAAATTGTTTCTGTATCGTAGCAAATTAATGTCCCCACATTCTGATTTGTCATCTTATCGCTAATTGTGATAGCTTCTAAATCCATAAAATCCATTATGTCGTCAGATATATCCTCTGCCCTTTCCCCGTTCTCCATGAAACAATCTACTTGAACAACTCTTCTATATAACTGCTCAGTTGATCCACCTATCTGCAAAGCAGTTTTTCTACTTGGTTGTGTAAAAGTAATAGCCACCATAGGTACTACAACCTGTGCTTCTGTAGGAAAGCGTTCCCGGTAAGTTATTCCTGTCCAGCCACGCGCAACAAGATAAGTACTAAGAGCGGTTCTAAATGCTGTTATTTCATATCTTTTTCTAGTCATAACTTACCCCTACTTATAACCGGGAGCAAATTGTCCACCGGCTGTTCTATTTCTTATATTAGAAATTTCACTTAAAAATTCACTTCTGCTTTGATAATCTTGTTTTCTTACTGCCCCTGAACTAACTTGATCAGCTCTTAATTGTGCCATATCTACAGCGCGGGCTGTATAAGTGGCTAATAAATTTGTAGCAACAACATTAATATTTGTTGTTACAGCAGTAGGTGCAACAGGAGGATAAAAGGTAGTACCCTGATCCAAGATTATCCATTCTGGTGCCATTTCCCATCCCCATATTTCTGTTCTTGCTTCATATGTTTCTTCTGCTGTATACTTGGGAGTCCATGTATGAGGTTTTCCTAGTTTACCCGTTTTTTTAGAAACCTTTTGTGTTGTCCACGAACCGTTATTAGCTACAACTTGCCATGCTTTATATCTTGTAGGAAAAGCGTTTTTAAGATCACCGCCTATCCAAGGATCACCTAAAGGATGATGACCACCGCCTTTTAATGCAGCTTCTTGGTGATAGCCTAGTGATAAACTTATTCTATCCCCTAACTCGCGTTCCCAATCGAAAGTCCATATTAATTGATTGTTTGTTGCTGTTACTAAATTAAAGGCTTTTCTTTGAAATACACCAACTAAATGATCTGCATATGCTTCAGGAAAATTATTAGCGCTTATAGCAATATCCCATAAAATATCCGCAACAACATTCCTAACCTCAGTTTGTGCCTCAGATCGTAAAGCACGCAATTCTGCGGCAAGGTAAATAGAAAATCTTTCAGACATTCCTACTACTTCACTAGTGTCTGCCTCTAAAAATCCTCTAGGCATATTTACTCAGCCTCGCTACCAAACCCCAATATAGTATGTATATCTCTTACTAAATCATTCATGTTGTCTAATACTGTTTTCTTTACTGCAAGGAAATCCATCTTTCCTTCGCGCGAAAGTCTTTCCAAGTTATCTAAGGTTAGTCTTAGATACATTCTTTTTCTGGATTCTATATTCTGTGCTGCTTCGATCAATGCAATGCCGTTAACTTTATTATAAACAAACTCTTTCTCACAATGGGGGCATACCACATAGTTTGAATTAAATATAGTTTTATCCATTCCTTAACCACTCCCCTTTATGCTGGTCTTTCTCCTGCGTTTTTAAGTACTACTCTGTACCTAGATATTTCCGGTGCGCCATAAGGCGTTATTCTAACAATGTTCATCTCATGGTTATCTACAACTACTTTGCCCTTCTCGCTTTGCGCTGCTTCTACTATATCAAGATATTTATTCTCTACAGTAACAGTAGCTTCACCGATATAATATTTTCCGCCCGGTGTTACCTGTGCTGCCTCATCTGATACCCAATGGACTCTTGCTAAAATAACATGAGCATCATACCCTGTTATCCAGTACTGCCCTGCACATATAGGGCAAGTAGCATAATAAGTTGTATCATTTGTTGTATCATACCAGCCGCTAACCGAACATAAAGAACATGCTGTTCTTGTAGGAACATAGAAAGTTACATTACGCCCGATGCTTTTGCGCGCAGAATCAATCTGCCGTTTAATCCACCTTCGGTTAACCTGTATGATTTCTGGCATTAAGATCGCCGCCTCTTAATTTCCTCTAGAAGTTTATTAAACCTTTCCCGACTGTTATCATAATTCCATACCTTAAGCGATTCGTAGGCTTTCTTTCCTAGCCGCGTACCCTCGTCAGGCTTATCGAGTAGCATCTGCCCTAACTCTACAACCTTTTCCAATTCATATGGTGATACAGCAAGATCAGGATATAACAATCGCTGTAATTCAAGACGGTTTGAGCCAATGACGGGGATATTTAAAAACGCGGCTTCACCTTGTAATCTGCCCGGTGTATTTCTATCAGCAAGATTAATGACAAACTTACAATTAGATAGATATTCTAAGTATTCATCCATTTCTGTGCGTTCATGGATATATACACCATCAATCTTATCAGCCCAAAACGCTGTTTGCGATATAAGCTGTTGAGGGATTGATAGGAACACACCCTGTAAATCCGGATTCTTAAGTTTTAAGAGCTTGAATGCGAGTAAATTACTCACGAAATTACGGTCGTTATCAGATGCCCCGACTCCTAAACCTACCCATTGTTTAGGACTATCCCTAAACTTGCCAAACTTCTTCTCGTAGTTTTCAAATGGAAATGGTAGGCCAGCATGTATCACAGGCTTGGACGGTAATGCTACTTGATACCATTGGCGTTCCTCTTCTGAGAGTGCCATAATCCCGTCTAAATACTGTAAATCGCTGAGATAAGCGTGCTGTCTATCAGCGGGTAGTTTGCTTATATGAGTTGAAAGGGGATGATCAGATAATCCTATTTGGATAACTTCAGGATACCTGTTTCGTATTTCTCTTGACCATCCAGTAGCTTCCAACCATAAAGTCCTGATAACCACTTTGTATAGCGATGCTTCCTCTATCTTTTGTATAAAAGGTATATCTAATAGGTCCATCCAAACACCGTTATCATAGTAACCTGTGTTCTGCTTGTCCCCATAGAATATTGCCATATCTCCAATTGCTCTTTGCGCCATTTTCCTTCTCCTTTATACTTCCCCTAAGGCTAGCGGTGTAGCCCATCGCTTCATAAAATATTCGTGAGTATCGTTCTTGATACCTAATTTACTATTCGTTTGACTAGTGAAGTGCATGTATTTAGCATTGGGTGCTGAGACTACTTTATAGCCCGCCTGTCTTGCTCTGAAACACAAGTCAACTTCTTCTCTGTAGCCCATGCCGTAGCCTTCATCAAAGGCTCCGATCTTATTAATTACTTCACGCTTTATAAACATACAAGAGCCTTCGACTGCTTGCTGTTTAATAACTTCTGTTACTTCGTTATCATACTTACCGTAAAATCTGTGTGCTGTATTTCCATCAGGTGCTACATATATCCCATAGTTAATTATCATATCTTTGACTGCCGCCGATAAGGCTTTACCACCTACGATCCCGATAGAGGGATCAGAGTAGGCTATCTCAGACATTTCCTTTACGATATCTGTAGTAACATAGGTGTCATCGTTTAGTAAGATAACATCTGAATTAGGTACTAAATCTATCATCCTATTACATGCTTTTACCCAGCCTTCATCGTTCTTATAAGTTAGAATCTTCGGGTGGGTAACAGCATTTAATATGCTACTCAAACATGAAGTAGTCATACTGTTCCCAAAGTAAGTAGCAACAAGAATTATAGTATCATTCATTTCTCTATGATACTCTGTCCTTTTATCCATTCCTTACCTCATTACTATGGCCAAATAGTATTTAACCAATACATATAATTATATGATTCAGCATTATAAATATTATTAAAACCTCTCATCGGTGCTGTCACAGGCTTTGCTAAACGATAGATAGGAAGAAATCGCGCTAATTCTTCAATATCTAACTGAATCGGGTTTTGTCTACCCTGCTGCGGATCATATGAAAAGTCTTGATCTGTAAAACTAGCCAACTGTAAACTAGCCAGTTTATAGATGATGGACGCCATTAAAATGATAGGCCGTTTATCTTTAGCAACAATATCTGGTGATACTGTAAATGATTCTGGACCTACCTGAGTAACAGCATATGTTCGCGCCCATCGGAATGACAAAGCCTCGATCCCGTCCGCGATATATCCTGTGAGTTTAGAGTCAGTATCTTTATCAGCATCTAAGTAAACCCCTAAGTGTCTCTTAAATGCTGGGACTAGATCGAGTAAGTTCATTTTATTCCACACCCCTCATAGCAACAGGTGTTAGTTCTTCCAATCTATCCATGATTAATTGAATAGTTTTGGGTGGACGGTTTTCTTCTTTAGCAAGATTTAATATTCTATAAAGAAGCGGTTCAGATGTTATCTCTGGTAACTTTTTCTTTAATTGAATATAATTTTTAAGTAATACCTTTATTTCATCATTGGTATATGCATTAGGTGTTTGAATCTCAATTGATGGTTCAGGTATTTCTAGTATTAAACCATTACTTATGGCATAGCGGTTAGCTAATACAAAATCCCTTAGAAGATTTTTCTTTACACCCACATAGGGTTGTTCGCTGTTTAGCAAAAATCCCCTGTGGTCCCTCATATTTTCCCTAACAACTATTGGATAACTTGTTGTTTTCTCGTAGTAGACAATTTCCTCGTCTGCCATTTCACTTTCCTCCTGTACCTTTCCTTAATAAAATAAGTGGGCCACCGGCCATTGTAATGACCGATGGCCCCTTATTACTAACACTCAGCCATAGGTTTCTATGGGCGTTCTATCACGGAACAGTTGATGTAACCTTGATCTTAGTTAGCCCGCGAGCATTCCAGATCATCATACCAAACTGAACCCATACTTCGAAATTCCAGTATGGGGGAGTTGGGTCGTTATCAACAAATTCCTTAGTCTGAGGTCCACCGTATGTGATGAATTCTCCAATGTTGTCTCCTACTACTAGAACGAAATCTGTAGGTAGAAGAGGCTTTGGAGGATATTCTGTTTCATCAAAAATCTGTGGGATTCTGATGATGTTATTTACGCCACGATATGATTCAACAGGCTTTGATCCTGTTCCATAAGGTGAGCGATTGTCCCACATTCCTTCCTGTCCTTCTTTCTTTAGAAGATACTGGAATTCAGTTGTGTTAATGGCTACGCCGTTAATTAACTTATACTGACCAAATGTTGAAAGTGGTGCAAGTGCCTGTTCGGTTCCAATAATTGCTTTGACTGATCCTGACCAATAATTTGTATGGTCAATAGCAGCATCGAGTGCTGATTCGGTTAATGCACCTGAAGCATCGATGAAGTTTGAACTAGAAGAACCTGTTATTGTTAACGCTGATTGGTTTCCAGCACTCCAAATATTTCCTAGGGCATTCCAAGTGCGCATAAGAATTCTTTCTTCTAGCGCCTTTCGAACATCGCTTCGTACTGTTTCTGGTGAAAACGCTGGTCCACCGTGTTCTAATTCTAGTGTGTTATAAGCCGCCTTTGCAGAAAGAATATCAAGGTTGATACTCATGGCCTTGTCTCGTACTACGATCTGCTCACCTAATGTGATCTGACCGGGCACTAATTGCTGGACATGGTACTTTCCCTTAAATCGCTTAACAAGTATATCGCCAAATCTCATTTCCCGAGTATTTAAAAACGCGCTGGCAATATCTAGTGTTAGATATACCGGGTCTACATACTCAGTAATTACTTCAGCAAATGCCTTCTTATCTGTTTTTGCTAATTCTGCAAGGGCTAATCGCTGCTCTTTAGTAAGCTCCTTCATTCGTCAATTCCCTCCTTTATCACGCTTATAGAGCGTCTACGCCCTTGATCTTAACTGTAATAGTATCGTTGCCGGGGTCTGCAAACAAATTCTTGTTTACAACCACACCAACAACTGTGTTTCCGGCTGCTGAACCTGAAACTGTCAACTTTCCTTCGTTTCCTGTAGTATAGTCAACATAAACTTTTGAACCAATTACATAGTTCTCAGTCTGTCCAACATACGCACCTGAACCGAATGTGAATGTTGCGGTACCATCATAAACCAAGCACATAGCTCCTGAAGGAATTGGCTTGTTATAGAATAGTGGTGAAATATCGTACTCTGGACCAACCGCTGCTGGCCAAGGTGTTGTGAACGCTACATCGGGATCGATATCAAAATCGTTTTCCTGCTGATATAGACTTCCATCATTGAATGGATATAGTGTTGTTCCATTAAGCCCATTTCCATTTAGGAAATATGGTCCGGGGTTAAGTGGCTTTGCCCAATCTACAGGCCAAACAGCTTTCTGTGCCTCGCCAAGATTTCTAGGAAGGGTTAATCTTCCAGTAGTAGCGTCCTTGAAAGCAAATCGTCCTCTAGGAGTTTCCTGTGCCACTCGTCCACCATCAATGTCGTCATATTTATTAACTAAAAATAACGGCTTAACGGGATTTGTTGTGTAAAAATCCGCCATGTTGTCCTCTAACCTCCTTTATTTACCTTATCGTCTAGCGGCTTCTCTTAGTTCCGCTTTAAGGTCTTCTATAGTATATTCAACCTTATCATTTCCTGATGCAACCGCTAGTTTAGGTAATTCCGGCTTTATCTCTTTCTTTGAGGCAGCCGCTATTTTGGTTGCTTCCTTTGCCGCCTTAAGATCAGCCAGATACTCTTCGAACGCCTCTTCTGATAGCGATAGCCAAAAGGCTCGCTTCTTCTCTGCCTTCTCTGCGTCTGCTTCAAGAGTAAACCCTGCTTCAACAAACGCCTTTTCTCTTGCTGTAACTAAGGCTTCCTGATTCTTCTTTGAAATTTCTGCATTAGCAATTTCAAGTTTTTCACTTACCTCTCTATTAGTTTCCTTAAGTGCTTCAATTTCTGCCTTGAATGCTTCTGCTTCAGCCTTTAATCGCTGTAGCTCTTCCTCCATTAGTTTCCCTCCTTCTTGGGTATCTTCCTCGCTCTCTTCTGATGATTCATTACCAGACCATTCATTAGCCATAGTAACAAAGTCATTTAAAAATTCCTCGCTATCAATATCCTGTCGAGTAGCTAAGGCTAGTAGAGCAGTTCTTTTTCCATATGCTGGTGATCTAACAAAAGTCGCTGCTTTTGTAAAAATCTTTTTTAACCATTGAATCCCATTTTCTTCAATGCTATCAAGATAAAGTACCTCGTATGATATACCCGGCGCTTCACCCTTAGCAAATGATTCCTTCAAGAATGCAACTTCTTCTGAGAATTCATCAGAGTATAAAACAGCGGATGCAACCAGCCTATTTGTATCTTCGATAGTATCCTTTTCCATCTTGATTATATGACCAATAGGAACTGAGGCTTGATGGCCACCAGCAGAAACTCCAAGATAACGCATTTTAACTGGCATATGAATGGCTGTTCTAATTACATCATCAAAATCTTCAGCCTTGATACCTTGCTTGTTAGCATTCCCTTTATCATCAGAGAACACAAATTTAGCAACAGTTAAAAGAGGGTGGTTAAATTCCTCATCTTCGGCTTTTACTTCCATTATTTCAGCGATTGTAGTATTAAATACTGCTATCTTTTCCTTCATTTATGGGATCACCCCCTTTAATTTATCGTTCATTTAATATTATTTTAGGGCGAAATATTTTTATTTCCGCCCGATGCCCTTGATAGTTTCTCAATCGTTTCTGCTTGGGACACTACAACTCGTTCTAGCTCATTTAGTTTAACTGTTAATTCTGCAACTCTTACTTCATAAGCTTTAATCTGATCGTCAAGCAATTTAATTTTTGCTTCTTGAGCCCTGATTAAATAATTTAAAGTCTCAATTAAACGATCTTGATTTACCCCTATCTTCAATTTATATGCAGCAATTACTCCTATTAAAGCAACAACGATAGTTGCGGATGCCCCCACGATTGCTGCTAGTACTGTCTCCAAATAGAGTCACCGCCTTTACCTAGGAAGTAAATCTGATCCTAAGCGGTATCTCTCCATACTCTTTGATTCCAACTATTGTTGATTTAAATATAATTATATAGTTACCGTCATCGTGGTCTGGATACCGCTCTATATCTGATATTAGCATTACACATTTATCCGTTTCCTTTGCCAGTACTCCAAATGACAATGATGGTTTATTAAGAACATCATGAGGGTTTTTAGGTATTTCAGATCGTGTTACCTGTATATGATCTTCCCATAGTACGGCTACAATCTTATATTGTTTCTCCTTCGCCATCTAATAAATCCCCTGTTCTGGATAGTAAATCCATCGTTACTGATATACCTCGATCCTTTGCTACCTTATCGATCAGGTTAATAACCTCATCGTCAGATAAGTCCTCTGATACTGATTTAAGCCTAGATACTGGTTGTTGGCCTTTAGGCTTAACACCTGAATTCCTGTTGTTAACAGGAACATTCTGACTTCCTTGTGGTCTACCATTATTCGGTCCCTGTATACCGGGCATTCCGCTACGACCGCCTACAAGCGGCGCTACGGGGCTATAAGGCATGGCAGGAAACTCCGGTAAGCCTTCCATTAACTTCCTTTCATCCTTCATCAATTCTACTTCAGTTTCAAAATCTGTACCCAAAGATTCTGAACGAGTTGTTCTTGATATGTTACCTTCTGTAAATCCTTGCTGGAACATTGCAGCATTCTTAACGAAGTCTACAAGTCTAATAGGCTTAAAGTTTGGATCAGGAATGTTCTTAAATTTATTCAATTCTTTGGCCTCTTCATATATAGTTACCATCCACTCTTTTAAGTTAGAGCGAAGTTCTTCCATCTGCGGTTGAATAGACCATGTAGAAATATCGCCACCACTACTATTTCTTGACTCACCTGTGATAAGTATCTTGGGGAATCCTAGAGCATCATAAATCTCTTCGTTCGTCTGTCGATATTTCTCTTGATCAAGCAACGCTTGAACATCTGGTGTAATCCAAGTTAATTTAGTAGTGTGGTTGGAGAACAGCATGAATAGTCTTTCCATTGCTAGTGGGTTATTGGCCCGCGCTAATATCTGCGATTTTAATTCATCCAGATTTTCCCGTGTCTCTTCTGTTAGAGGGAACATATCGCTACCCTCTTGAACAAGTAAAATAGCGTTAATTATTCTAGATGCTACTGAGAAATCCATTCTTCTGATTTGCTGCTTGAATACTAGTGATTCAAGAACATTGAAAAGATATGGAGTTGGATAAGGTGAATAGGAAATCTCTTTCCTTAATATAGGGTCAACATCTCGTATCTCTACCATGTCTGCCCCATTAGCAACCTCATTAAAAAAGTCGGGGTACTGCTGAAGTAATTCTAGCCGCCTCTTTTGCTGCTCTTTCACCTTCTTGGCATTTCTAATAATTTTAATATCATCATCTGAAACTTTTAGATAGTATTTCTTTTTGCCCCATCCTGCCCACTCAATATGTACCAAAATAGGTGGATAATAATCAAAAACGGGAACCATATATCTCTTGCCCGCAATAAGGGAAGGAGATATTTCGGCTCCCGTCTTTTCTTCCCAAGTAACATTAGGAATAACTAAACCAGATAAATAATATTCAAGCGCTGCTGATCGTAAGAACCGCATCATTCTTGACGGGTTTCTGTGCAGTATCGCTTGGTAGTACTCATTGGCTTCATCTGAAGTTTTTCGTTGACCGTTACGAATATCTGTAATAGAAAATTCTGACAGTCGATTTATAACTGTGGTTACTAAACCGCCTCTTTGATAAAAGTCATAACACATTGTTAAAACTTTATGATAGTTTTTTGGTACAGTTAATTTTTCAGGGGCTAATCCATAGCGTTGTGCTAATGAATCATAAGTCTGCGAAGGCATGTAGAATCCACCTGAGTCAGACAATGCTGTCTTTATATACTCTGATGATGCTTTTGCCAATCTTACCTCTTCTGTCATATCATTACCCCATACTTATTAATATTTAACCAACCCGCAGGAAGCAGTTTTGGTTTAAAGTCTGATCTAGCAAACAATAGAGGCTTTCCAAATCTATGTTCGTATGCCATAATAGCACACATCATAGCCGAAAACTGGTGATCGTCCTCTGTTCTATATACAGGTTCACCTGTCATTGTTCTGGTAAATTTTGTTCGCTCCAACTCTTCCATTAAATCGGTATCCATCTTTGCAAATGCAAACCTTTTCTCATGTACCCATCGGGAAACAGTTTCTACTGCCACCCTTTTTGTTTGATCCTTTTTCTCTATAACCTCTCCCTTTTCGTTACGCGCTGCAACAACCATCCAGCCGCCAAATTCTACTGGATATAACCTTTCTGAGAAATGATAGATTGGATCATAGTCTGATGTTTCACCGGCTAAATCTTGATACTGTACCTTACCGGGACCACCCATATCTATACCCATAAAATCAAATTGATATATTCTATCTAAATATGCTAAAGATTCCCTCTGTATTCCATACTCTACTCGTTGTAGTATAAATCGGGCTAAATTTCTCCATGTACCATTACTAGTTTGATACATAATAAAGAATACCGTTGGATCAGGGGAATATCCTACATCATAGCCTAGACCAACTACAGGCTTAACACCATTTTCTAAGGGAAGTGGAGGACACGGTGTTAAAACATTTTCAGGGTGATCTACCCGTTTCATCTGCTGACTTCTTTCGTCCCAAACATTTTCAGCAAAAGAGTCAAACATACGCTGAGTAACAACAACCTTAGGAACTTCAAAATCTTCCTGTAAGAATCTAATTCTATCAAATACTGAGTAGGTAGGCATTCCATGCTGACCTAGAACATAGTGCTTATAGTCCTCACTATCTTCTTGCAGCGCGTGGTATTCTTTTCTTCTCTCATACTCAACTTCGGGATTCCACCAACTCATTTCTGTTTGTGGGATATTAAAAGTAACATATTTATCGTCTACTTGATCACATTCAAAGAGAACATTTTCTCTACGCTCTCCATTCGGTACTCCTGAAGTGATCAGTTGATAACCCTTAATCTCTCTCTTTAAAACATTTTGTAGTGATAACCATGTCCTCCACGGGAAGTCCTGTGCCTCATCTACCCATATACGAAATGTATGAACAGAGATAACATTAGACTCTGTTCCTGCTGATCCTGCTATCCGCAGTATAAACTGGAATCCATTTACAAAATCAATGCGCCCTTCATTCTGGTTAATAGAGTTTAGACTTACAAAGTGTTTAATAAGCCAATGTTTTTCACAGGCTGATCTGATACGATAAAAGATAACATCTTTCTGCGCTTTATTTGGAACTACAACAAAAAGGCCGGGATCACCCGGCACAAACATATTGTTTATCATCCACCAATACAGCAACTCAATCATCGCTGTTGTTTTTCTAACCCCTCGTCCACAACACATAGACATATAGGAATTAGAACAGGTTGACCAAGCGCGTTCGTGATTTTCTAATGGCGACCAGTTTTCATCTGCTTCATTGATAAATTCTCTGAATAAAACAGGATGAGCAATGATCTGAGTTAGTGCCCATTCAGCTTCATCTAACTCTGTCATATTGTATATATTATCTTCTCGTGACATTTCCAGCATTCCAACTCCATCTTAACAGTATAAGCAAGATTAGGAAAATTAATCCAGTATCTAGATAACTCTATCTGGCAATTCCCACACTTTACTCCTACTGTTTTACGGTCCCAAAAATCCTTTGCTTTTTTTTGTAGTCCCGCAATATATTGTGGTATATCATCTGCTTGCTTTTCTTTACGAAGCTTTCGTGAGATACCTAACTTATCCTGAAGATCATTTATCGTGCGCTGTACTCCTGATTGGTAATCCCCTAGATTTTTGAGTGTTCGTACATCATCATCAGTAAGTACAGGTTTATCCTGAATAGCCCTGATTCTTTGATCAGCCTTTTCTGCCTGTATAAGATGCCGCGCTAATGCCATTAACGCCTGTGCGTCGTTAGAGTTATTCATATCGACGGTATAATCTTCATTCAGGACTGAAAGCATCTTCTTAAATTTTTTGTCGTAGTCCTTGTCGTCTGTTTCTGTGACTGTTATAATCGTTTCCTCAGATTTCTTGGCATCCTTTTCCTCCATGTAGGAAATGATTTGCTCGTCTGACCAGTCCTTGAACATTCGTAGGTTCTTCAATCTACGCAATCGTTTTTCGTCCATAATATTCCTCGCCTAAAAAATTTTGGTTGCGGGGGAGTGAATCGAACACTCTTAGCACAGCTTATGAGACTGGCTGGGCTACCAAGCCTCCCCGCCTTGGTGGACTAGGTAGGATTCGAACCTACACGCCTTTCAGACCTGATCTACAGTCAGGCGAGCCAGCCAATTGCTCAACTAGTCCATTGGCCCGCCCGAAAGGATTTGAACCCTCAACCTACTGATCCGAAGTCAGTCGCTCTAATCCATTGAGCTACGGGCGGTTAGTTGTTTAGAGTATAGTGGAGTTTGGCCCACAATTCTTTAACCTCATCATATTCATCTACTACATCTTTTAATGCTGCTATCTCTCTATTAGCAGCATCTAAATCTTCTTCTAGTTTATCTTTCTCTAAGATAGACATAGCCAACTGCTGGTTAACACTATCTAACTCTTCTTGAAGATGTACAATCTGAGCCTCTAAATCTATTATTCTTTGATTGGCAATTGTTAAATCTGCCTGTAGTTGATTTACCTGTATTTGCAGAATATCTATTTGAGCCTGATAAGGTTTAATAAACGGCTGAGCTATTAATTTTGCTTTAACTGATTCGGCTAGATTTATGACCTCTGTAAGAAACACTTCTTTACTGGCTTTTACTATAGGACAGTTAGGACGGGTAACAGAGTTAACATCACTATGCGCCCATACGGTATCACGGCTAATTGGAATATCCTGTGATATACTGAAAGTTGCTAGCAAGTAAGCCATCGTATCTTTCTGCGCGTTAGTGATAGGATATGATGATCCATAGCCGCAATTTTCTATCTCTAATAGGAATGCTTCGTTAGCATTGTACCCATTATCTAAGTACATATTCTTTAATATTTGATAGCCAAAAAATGCTGTGTTTGGCCCATTAACATCGCCGTTGCTCCATGCAGCATACTTAACTGGTTCTATTGCTTTTACCACACTTCCATCTCTATTAAGATAGTAGTGTGCGCTTGGTCCTTCTGAGCCGCTTCTATTAGCGTAGTTACGCTCATTGGTTGCCGCATTTTCTCCTAGGTTATTTTGATTAGATGTAATGTGAATACATGCTAATAACATAGGCTTTATTCTGCGTGCATTTCCTCGCGTTGGATAACCGTAAGCAGAGTTTGTTAAAAGACTAGTTGTTATATTCGGTATATCCATTTTAATCACTTCCAAATTGGCAGACCCGCTAGGATTCGAACCTAGAATCTTCTGATCCAGAGTCAGACGCTTTACCCAATTAAACTACGGGTCTATGGTCGGCTCGGTTGGATTTGAACCAACGGCTTCGATCTTATCAGGATCGTACTCTGAACCGGGCTGAGTTACGAGCCGAAAAACATTAAATACCCTTATGGCATTATTTGGTCCAGTAAGAATAGGGTGTAATCCTATTCTTTCAACACCTAATTCTTTGTAGGCGGGGATAATGATAATATGGAGGATGCCGATGAGGCCACCCACTCTAACAACCCTGCTTGCTTCGCGTAATATATGCTTAGGCTTGGGTAAATCCCCATGCCATTGCCCTTGCCAATGGTCCGCGTAAGGCGGGTCAACCAGCACATTGTTAAATACATTATTCCCCACAGGAAGCTTGCGATAATCAGCAATAATGCTAGCACCAGTTTCAGGACGAAAATCGGTAGTAATACCAAAGTCAGAAGAACCTGAGAACATATGAAGCGTATTGTCGTCTATAAACTCCGGGTAATATTTTTTGAGATTGTACATAAATCTACTAGGGTATCTTTGGTATTGACCCTTTGCTGGTGGGGGTCCACACAGCCATGTAGTTGTATCCATTTATCCCTCATTAATTTGGCGGTTCGTAGGGGAGTTGAACCCCTCCCTTCTGTTCGACAGACAGATATACTTTCCGATATACTAACGAACCTAGTGGGTCCATCTAGTGTCTTCGCCATATTCAAGTGCTACTACATCAAATAGTAAAAGCAGAATAATTATGCCTAAGAACATCATTGATATCACTCCTGTTTGATTGGCCCTATTTCATCTTCCTCCAACCCGATAGGCGTCCCCCGTAGAAACCTAATATTATTTATCTGGTGAGCCATGTAGGATTTGAACCTACAACCGTTGGATTAAAAGTCCCCTGCTCTGCCGGGTTGAGCTAATGGCCCTTGGTGAGTGCGGAAGGAGTCGAACCTTCAACCTAGAGGTTAAGAGTCTCTTACTCTACCATTGAGTTACGCACCCTAAATTATTCTTGCCCTAAGTACTCGTTTAAATGTACTCGGGTTTTGTGTTATCTCCCACAATGAGTCTACACCAAGATTTACAAGAAGTAACTCTGCCAAATAGCGCTCCATAGGAGGCGTGGCATAATATGTGTTGTCTTCAAAGATCATCCATATTCTTACCACGCATATTCCACCCCCTCTATTTTGTCACTTCCACTTCATAATCCGGTGGAGGAGAGTCTGTAACTTTTACCCTTGATTTACACTTAGGACATACTACTATTGAATCTATCTGCCCCCAAAATACTCCCTTGCATCTTAGTTTTGGACAGAATATTTGATACATATAAACTGTTGTTGGATACCAATAAGTTGAGTAAGTATATGATGGGACTGTATAAGTATTATCGTCCCAATAATAAGTAGAAGAATTTGTACTTACTGGTTTATAAGAATCTTTAATTGTATAATTAAAGTCCCAACCTTTTGCTACCATTTCCTTTACCTCCTATTGGTGCCACGGGTCGGATTCGAACCAACGACGCACGGCTCTTCAGACCATCGCTCTACCAGACTGAGCTACCGTGGCAATGTAATTATTATACTCAGATTTTTTACTTTCGCCAACTAGTCGTGTTAAAGTATGACAAACGGTAGCGTAGCATCTTTCACACAAGTTAATAGAGATATGTTTAGAAGGTTTCATAAATATAACTGAGTATAAATGATCTGTCTCTGTAAAACAGTAAATACTTTCACACTTCATATGAACCTCTAAAATGGCAGGACTGGAAGGATTCGAACCCTCGCCAAATGCTTTGGAGACACCTATGCTCCCATTACACCACAGTCCTATTGGAGCGCCATGCGGGATTCGAACCCGCACGATCTGCTTGGAAGGCAGGAATGCTAGCCGTTAAACATCAATGGCGCTTGATTTATTTATAGCCCACTCTATGGGAAGTTGATCTTTCTTCGCTTCATTGCAACTATAGCAACAAGGGACCGTTATTGATCCACCTTTACTCTTAGGATACACATGATCGCGGGTGATTATATCATATGCTTCAAATGTTCCACAGTAAGAACATTGAACCTTTCCATCATATTTATGAAATACAAAATTATAATCTAAAGGATAAAATGCTTGTCCTTTTGGTATTGGGACTTTCTTTTTACGCCCCAACTTCATCACCACCTTTCTAAAGGGGTGGTCGGGGTACAGCGATTTGAACGCTGATTATGCTTGGACCCAAACCAAGTGCCCTGCCAAATTAGGCGATACCCCGACGAGATTTATGCATACTCCTTCTTGCAGCATTTTTGCAGATAGTACAAACACGCTCACGATTTTTGGATGCCATCCAATTCCAGCATTTGTTAGATTTGTCAACTTTGCTCCAAAATCTCTCCAAAGCTACACCCCGGTATTGTTATATGTCATTACTCTCCATACCTTACGCCATTGCTTAACTTCTTCTTCAGAAAGATATTCAGGGTTATCTAAAGACGAGTTATCCTTTCTAAAATTTTCTTTTACTATGGAGACTCTTTTTATTAGATTTTTTCCTACAACAGCAAACCGCTCTTCTCCAAACAGAGTGTCTATATAATTACTCCTAAGATTTCCATAGCCCATTTTAGGATCAACTACAGCAAATCTTTTATCTAACATAGCTTCTTGATAAGCATTAGAAATGGTATTTTCATACTTGATAGCCTCTAATTTATTTTTAGGTATAGAGATATCTATTGACTCTAGTACACTTCTTTGCCACTTAGCCAAGTAAAATTGAGCAAAGGTTCTCATATATGAAACGCTATAACCAGAGTACTCTTGGAAAGACTCTTCTATAAAGTCTGTATCAGTTATCTCAACGGTATCTTGTAGGAACCAGAATTCATTTAAGTTTGTTTCAGTCAATACTTGTCTTAATCCCCCCGGTTCTCTTTCATCTTTGTTGATCCCAATTATTGAAAAAGAACTCCATAATGAATTGATCCATTTTGGATCGGCATTTAAAATGTCGTTGACTACAACATAGATAGGATACTTATCATAAAGGCTTTTTAAACTATCAAGGCAGAGGTCAGCCCAAGGCTGACCCCCGCTCCATGTACAAACAACTATACCTTGTTTCATGCATCTACCAAATATGCTGATACTGCATAAGTAATAGAGTCCGCATCACCATGCGTTGCTGTAACTCTAATATGTGATGGAATAATATCCTTAGCAATAGTATTTGCTGCTGCTGTTAACTGTGGATGAACAGTTAATCTAGTTAACCCTGTACTTGTAACTGCGGCTGATGTTAATAGCGTGTAGGCTGTATTTAATCCACTAGTTTCATCTACTCCTTCAACTGTAAATACAACTGATGGAGAGTCTGTTTTTGCCGTTACATTAACAATAACGACAGCACCTACGGCATCATAAGTTTTAACAACTGGTGATACTATAGTTGCTGTTCTTGCCTGTAGTGGTAATATTGTTACTCGTCTTGACATTTACTCACCCCCTTTCTAAATAAGATAAGGATTCTTCTGGGAGCCAAAACCATTTATTAACTAAAGAACACTTACAACCCCGTGCATCTTTTTCCTTATCTGTACCAAAATGACTTAACCCAACCCACTCAGCCATAAAAGCAAAAGCATCAGTATTTAATCTACAACCACACTCTGGACAAGTGGGCCAAACCTTTTGATTATCTCTAACTGTAATTGGCATATATCTACCTCCTAAAATTGGCACCCCCGATAGGAATCGAACCTATATCTAAGGCTTAGAAGTCCTTGGCTTTAGTCCATTAAGCTACGGGGGCGTGAATTGTTCCCCTTTATACTACCGTACAGTTTAGATTATTTGTGGGCAATAAAATGGTGGCTTCGAAGAGATTCGAACTCTTACTAATATGCTCCTAAGGCATACGCCTCTACCTATTGGGCTACGAAGCCACGAATTAATTTTTTGGTAGCTCAGAAGAGATTCGAACTCTTACCTTTTAAGTTTTTGAAACTTATGCCTCTTACCTATTGGGCTACTGAGCCACGATTTCTGTGATATCTTTCCCGCTTACTTTTAAGGCGCTTGGAATATCTATCAGAATGTTGTTTCATAACAAGGTAGGCTGCTCGATTGCCTAAATCAAAAAAAGCATCAATTGGGTCATCTTGCCTTGCCCAAGCGTTCTTATGTTCGATTGAAAATTCTTCAATCGTTTCGATTTTTATCCCACACCTAAAACAACGATCTTCATTTAGTCTCTTTGCGCAATCAAATAGTAGGGCTTTTCTTAATTTGTTATTAGCCGTTCCATACGGCATACCTAATAGATCAGCCTTTATTTTATTACTACTATTTATCATTGACCTCCTTCGGTCATTGATTTAAAATTTAAATGGTAGCGGCGGGGAGATTCGAACTCCCATACCCGAAGGCAGTTGATTTTAAGTCAACCGTGTATACCATTCCACCACGCCGCCTTGGCGTGGGATAAATGAAGGCGAGCAGCCAAAGCGTCCTCTGGAATACTGGTCGTTTATCCTTCCACTTTACCCCACAACCATACTATAGCAGATTGGTATGTTCAGTTTCAACCTAGCCAACTCTATCGATTACATCAAAGCCGTGTGTTTGAGCGATTTCACGGCCCGCGCTATCCTTTACCCATCCCTCGTACTCGTACCAACCGATTGTTGGTGGTCTATACATAACATAATAATAACCCGATGCGAGAGTTAGCTCGGCACCAGAATAAGTGACGATCACTCCATCAGGTTGTTCAATACTCATTCTCATTTCTGTTGGTGCAAAGAATAAACCATCCTCATCAACCGGGGCTAACCTTAACTCCGGTCTTGCACCTAGAACATAAACATTTGGGTCATAACTGGCCACCGAATTCACCACCTTTAGTAGTTTTCGTCACTTACTATTAAATCAGGAGTTGCATGATCTGAGAGTGTTAGACCAAGAACATACTCACTTAATGTTATACTTATTGTTCCAGTATCAGAGGTAACAGTTTCACTCTCGTAATCTGATACTGTCAGATTAATTGCTATAGTGTCAGAGATTGTCATACTCTTTAAGAGATGGACAATTCTGACATATCCTTGGGCTTGACCATAACCAGCAGCCTTAATTAACAGGGCTTGGGCTTGACCTTGCCCGCTATAGGAATTCAGGATATGCGCTGCCGCTTGAGCCGTTACCGTGCTGGTGAACAGGATCAGGGCTTGAGATTGTGCGTATACTTCGTAGGTTGCTTCGATCTGTGCTAATGCTTGACCGTATACTATATTCCCCGCGAGAATACTTGTTTGGGCGTTTGCGTATCCTTGGTAAGTTGTTTTAATTTGAGTTTGTGCTTGCGCCCAACCAGCGTAAGTTGCCTTGATCTGTGCCTGAGCATTTGCATATAATAAACTAGTACCCTTAATATAAGTCTGT